TCTAGGCCGATGACGGAATTTCGCTCCTTCGGGGGCATGCACGGGGAACGTACCTTCGGGGCGTGCTGGTAATACTCCCAACAATTCTAGATGCGTACTGCGCTCAGCGCCGGGCACACCGTTAAGTGCTTCACCCTGGTCCTTGGTAAGGTTGATGGACCCTGAAGAAACAGTAAATCACCGGGAGAGTGAACTCTCGTTACATCATGGTTCGCCCAGTTGCAAACGCGTCTAGAGACAACTAGGCAGAGCGGCAGAGGGAAGTGAGACACTCTCTGAAGCGATTAAATCCGCGTGCTGTCCGTGACTATAGCTGCCGCCAGCGGGGATTGGCGATCGTTAAGAGAATAAACCCGCCCACGCATTTGGGACCACATTAGTGGTATAGCAACAACAACCAGTACGGAATCTGGTCACGTAACTTTCCGGCCAGCCCATTGGTTTACCACTACCACTTCGGTGTTCTTGTGGCATTGGGACGTACGCTACCGCGAGGGGGCCCCGCTCTGGGTGATGAGACGGTTGATGGTCCCGTAGACCACACTTCCCCCCCTACGACATCATGGCTACAACTAACATTAACCCACACACACTTCTCCAACGCGAACTCGCAGCGCAACGACGAATGGGATCCAACCTAGTAGATGTAGTCCGACCGGTCCAGGGACCATGGCAGCCTGGGACGGAGCTCGATGAGTTGAACATTGAGCTTCAGGCTGTAGGTGAGGTGGTTGAGGAGGCCGGGAAGAAGGCGCGAGGCTTCTTTTCCCGGTGGTTGTTTGGTAGTCGCATCCCAGATGCGGTGCAGCGGGAGGTAGCAGACGAGCTTATCCTGGCTGACACCGTTTCAGCGGAACCGGCCGAAGGTCTTGACGAGGTGCGCAACGCAGAGGGCAAGGTAGTTCGCAGGAAGCCACGACGCAGCAATGCTGGATGGTGGATGGCTTACTCCGTTGCGGCACGAGGCGTGTGGGGCAGGCATGCGGATAGTAATGCAACGAGGATGTCTGTGCGCAAGTACATTCATGCCGAGATGCGTGAAGACCGTGTGACTAAGCTCGACATTGCCAGGGTCATCGACGAGGCAGTTGAGTGGGTGTTTGTTGCTTCGGAGGGCGAGATCAAATCTCACCAGCTCCGCAACACCCGCGCGGTTTGGGAGAGGACTAAGGAGGCTAGACGACCTTGGTGGTCTTACTGGTGGGGCGTGTCGCATCGCCCCGTTGGCAAGGCCCAGTAGGGTGGCCCAGTGGCGTTACCTGGACGGGACTGTGCACCAACACAGGCTCCTACCCCGCCCGGTTTGGAGGTAACGTACATAGTGGGAGGCCCGGAACGTCAAAGGTATACATACATGGTCGGTGCTGAACTAGCACCTGATGCCGACGTTTATTCATTCAATTCGACCATAGTCAATTTGCGCAAGGGTGTGACTGAGAGGGTGTTTTACGTGAAGAATGACCAGGGTGAGTTCGTCTCTCCCCCACGACCGGGCTCCAACCCGTGCTTTCCGGTCACACGTAAAATAGCCCGCGACAACAGAGGCGAGGGTTGCCCAATCTGCTACGAGGACTACAAGTTCGCAGAGATGGCGGCCAAGTTGCCTTGTGGACATATGTTCCACGAGAGGTGTATCGGCACGTGGGTGGCATCCTTACAGGATCAGCACCTACCCGGTACATGCCCATGTTGTCGTGATGCCGTCGGAAGGCATTTCTTAACGGACGTCGACGAGACAGTCGACGTGTACACCCAGAAGCTTGATCATCTTCAAAAACGCATTCTGGAGTTGTCGATCGGATTTTGCCCGTTGGAACGTGATTTATTTCATGAAGAGTACACGGGTAAGAAACGAGAGACATACCGGAGGGCCGAGGAATCTCTTCGCACCAAAGAGATTTCTCGCAAAGATGGGTACACCAGTAATTTCACTAAAACTGAGCGTACAGTCAAGCTAGGCGCCGTACCGCGCAATATTTCACCACGCGACCCGCGGTACAACGTCGAAGTAGGGGTTTATATTAAACCAGCTGAAGGTATCCTACTAGACGCAGTCACGAAGATGCTAGGTTCCAAGACGGTCATGAAGGGCATGAACGCCAGTCAAGTTGGAGCTCATTTTTCGCGCAAATGGGAGAGGTTTGGAGGGGATGGGCACACCGTTGCTGTTGGACTCGATGCGTCACGCTTCGACCAGCACGTGAGCGCCATGGCACTACGCTGGGAGCACAAGTTCTATCTTGGTCTCTGCAAAGGTGCCAGTGAGCGCAAACGCTTGGCGCGGTTGCTGGAGTGGCAGATATTTAACAAGGGTTTCGGACGCTGTAACGATGGAACCCTTAGTTATGAGATTGAAGGCACCAGATGTTCCGGGGACATGAACACTGGGTTGGGCAACTGCCTGATTGCAACGTGCCTGTTGGTGGCTTACTGCGAAGAACGCGAAATACCGTTCGAGCTGGCCAACAACGGAGACGACTGCGTCATCTTCACTCACAAGAAGTATCTTGCTGACTTCAGTTTGGGTCTGGACAAATGGTTCAGACAGATGGGGTTCAATATGGTGGTAGAGGAGCCAGTCTATGAGCTCGAGAAGGTAGTGTTTTGCCAGTCTCAACCCGTCTTTGACGGACACAGTTGGACAATGGTACGCGACCCTCGAAGCTGTATCAAGAAGGACTGCGTTTCACTCAAACCGTGGAGGAACGAGAAGGAGTACAACGCCTGGTTGGCCAGCGTTGGCATGAGCGGCACTTCCTTGGCTGGAGGTATGCCTGTTCTTGACGCCTTCTATCGTTCTTTCCTTCGCGCATCCCGAAACGCGAAGCCCCTCAACCAAGCCGATCCCTCCCTCCAGGGTGGTCTCTACTGGCAGTCGAAAGGTATGCACCGTCGTGGTCTACCTGTTTCCGACGCTGCCAGGTATTCTTTCTGGCGTGCATTTGACATTATGCCAGCAGAACAAGAGGCCATCGAGTACGAGTATTCAATCAACACACCGTACTACTCTCCTGTCGATTACTCACCGGAATCTCTGCCGGTACATCGACACAACCTTCTTCTTTAGTGAACCCACTTGGGATTAGGGCGGAGCTACCGTCAACATAAAGCCGCAGACGGCCCTGCGATAACAAACAGCAATTGGGTTGATGTACATAGAGGACCAAAACTGTGAACCCTCCGGGGGGACGCAAAATTTCAGTGCTAAACAAAACGCCAAGAGACTGCACGGCTCCGCGTTCCTCTATCGTTAGAGACAAACGTATACATCGATGTACAGTCCCCGTTTGTGGTTCGGGGGTCCAAGACCAACCACTACTTTCTTCACCATTTCCGATTTAACTCTTAATTTCTACAACGCCACTGTCATTATCCGTTATGCCTCCCAAGAACAATCAGGTCAGCAAGCGCCTGGCAGCTCGCAAGGCACCCAGACCGAAGACATCCTCTTCGGGCAACAGGCTCGTCACCGCCCCCCAGTCTCGCGCAGTAAGAGCTACGGTACCCTCCGGGGACCGGAAGCAAATCTGCGTCATGACAATCAAGAGACCGGCGGGGCTGACCGAGTGGGCCCAAGAATACACTTTACACCCAGACAACATCCCCTGGCTCGAGGGGATAGCCCCGTCTTACCAGAGGTGGGGTCTAAAGGGACTGAAGGTCTGGTACGAGCCAAGAGCAACAGCGCTGACACCCGGGACAGTCTCGATGGCAATCCTTTCGGACTTCAAGGACGGTACCCCGAAATCACTCCAGTCACTCACCTCGGTGAAGGGCGCCGTGAGGGGGGCCCCCTGGGACAAATTCACACTATCCTGCCCAAAATTTCGAACCTACGAATACGTAAGTGACGTAGCTTCGCTTTCAGGGGAAGATCTGAACAACCGAGCTCTCGGCAAGATTGTTGTTTGCGCAGACATGGATGACAGTTTCACGGTGGGATCGATTGTGGGTCGTATTTTCATCGAGTACAGCGATGTGCTCCTTGATTCCATCGACCCAACCCTCCAACGCAAGAGTGCCGCCACCTCCCCGGGCACATAGGTTCCTGCTCCCGAACCAGAAATCGTATACGTAGACCGCTACGTCGACAGGTTTGTCGACAGGTATGTTGAGCGTCCCCAGTACGACCTGTACTATGTGGATACTCTCATGCCCACAAGCAATTACGATGTTCTAGGTATCGGGGGCTCGACCACTCTTCGCGCCGCAGATGGCACACAACTAATATCCTATGATCCAGGTAGTGCTGGGTCAATAATGGTCAATGTGTCAGGCAAGCCACTTTTCGTGGACTTCACCGCGTTCTTCCCGGATGTACGCAAATCCGGGATAGGACGCCCGTCTCTCAAGACGAGACACAATCTCACCGAGTCCTACCAGACTGTCGTGGATGAGAATGCTGACTTGTCACGCTTCGGCGGAGAGCCAAAGAAAGGTTATGAATACTCGACCAGTCGTACAATCCAACCTGACGGATACTTTATCCTCCAATGGGCGGATTTGAACGACTCCCGCACGATGCCGCAAACTCGTGTCAAAGTGGTCATTTCAGACACCTTAGGTGAAAGGGGTCCGGTTGTAACCGGCGGTTCTCGTGATACCGTCGACGGTAAGGGCACGGAGGTCATTGCGATCACCCGCCAACCTACGGTTGGCGCCAGCTTCACTTCGTGGGCTGGGTCCTACACCTACACCGACCCTCTCGGCTTCGGAGCCAACATCAATCGACTCCCTTCTTTTATTACCGCTACCAGGTACCGCCTCGGCGGGTCAATGGATAGCGTCGCTTTGCGCAACGACTCTGACATGGAATATGTCATTTGCTTCTCCCTGGTTATCAACAATTTCCAGGGCTCCATCCGGTACTATTGCCCCAACGGCGAGCGTACTGAGATGGAACTCAACGGCCGTACTATCGGCGTAGCAACCGTTGCGTTCCCACCGGGCGGCATCATGGCCTATGGATATGATGCTTACTCCGACACCGGATTTCCTCCAGTAGCTGTCACTATGTCAGTTGTCCCGGGTAAGTATAGCGACGTTTTCACCACTGGTATTTCTGTTTTGTAGTTTGTCTCTGCCGGAGTTATTGTTTTGAAGAAATCATGGTCAGGTGCTGCCCGCATTCGCCGTGGCTAGTACTATCGAGCGGTACGTCGATAGGGGGGGAATCACAGAGAGTGAGTTAATCCAACACTGCCCTCCTGCAGCCGACCATGGCATCGCTCTACGATGTAAAACATAACACTGAATAAACATAGGTTTCTGATCGGTCTAACCATCCGGTCGCCTGCCCGTCATTCTGGTTTGGGATGACAGGATTATGACGTCGATCCCTTGATCGACGTGGTGCGTGCCCCTCGAGGTACAGTAGTGGACATGTGGTTGTTATACCACAGGGCATCAGTCTCGACTACAACCAAACCACCAGCGTTATGGCTAGCAATTTCACTATAGGTACAGCACAGCGGTTCCAACAGCCACGGAAACCCGACAGATCCTATAGC